CACCGGCTGTAACTGCGGTAAGTTTCATCAATGCGTTGTCGCTTGTACGCTGAATAGCTAATGCGTAACCCGCTGTGCTTGTAGTACCAATACCCAAATTACCACTAGCATCAAGCGTCATTGGTTGTGTTGTTGTGCTCCCATCTGTGGAATACTGCACATTCCAGTTACAACCCGTTCCAGCGGTATTTACGCAAACGTTATTAAAAGCACCGCCTTCATAATTTGTAACCCCATACTGAGTTGTTACGCTTGATCGATTAACACGAATACCGTTTGTAACAACGTTAGTTCCAGCAGATTTAACATCCAAACGCCAAGCACTAGGAGTAACACCAATCCCCACATTACCATTGAAAGAAACAGTAGTGCCAACAATGCTATATGCCGTGTCGTAATAGCTAAAGTTAGCATCAAGATTTGCTAATGGAATCGCCGATGTACTGCTTGCAAATGTATTTGGAACTGCCATGATTCTTCCTTATCTTGAAACTGGTACGCCTCGATTGGCTGATTGATAAGCCGCCCAAATTGTGTTTTTATTCTTTGCCAAAAATTGTGTGCCGCTTTGCGTATCAATGGCATTCATGCTTGCAATGTATGGTCCATTGTAGTTAACAGTTTGACCGCCGCCCATTGCGCTTAAAAGCTGATTGTTTGGAATAATTGTGCCAGCCGTGCGTGGTACAAACAATTCGGGTCCACGTTCACCAACAAGCGATGCTTGCCCCATTGGAGGACTACCACCATCAGCAAAAGCAAAGCCGCTTGGTATTGCCATTGCAGTTGTGTTTGCCGCATAGCCACCGCCACCAAACAAACCTTTAATCATGTCCATGATGCCACCACCACCGCCACTGTCACCACTAAATAATTTTGTTGCTTGCGCTTTTAATTGAATAGAAATTAAATCTTGAATAACGCTTTGTGCAAAACTTTTAAAATTAAGTTTTTGTGTTTTTACAAAATTGTCTAATGCGTTGGTCATGTTTTGTGTAACAGAATTAAACACATCTCTACCTATGTTTGCGGCATTTGTGGCGTTATCTATGTACGATTGATAGGCTTGTGTCCATCCGTATTCAAATGTTTTTTGTTGGTCAATAGTTTGTTGATTTAAATCAATTTGTATTTGCCCAAGTTCACGCATACGCTGTGCGCGTACTTCAGTATCGCGTGGGTCTTCATGTGCCAACATTTGCTGACGCTTAAATTCAGTTATCTTTGCTTCTAAATCAAATTGTTGCATCAATATACTGCGCTGATCTTGCGTAAGCATATACAAAGAATTTTCATAAGCCAAGCGTTCATTGCTTAATTGCATTTGCAATTCTTGTTCTTGTATTTGTTTTTCCATTTCATAAACAAGTTTTGCTTGCGCTTTTCCTAATGCTTCTGCGGCTTGCTCTTGGTCATCGTATGCTTTTAATTGAATCTCGCTATTCAATACAGCAAGTTGATTTGAATATTTTTCACCAGCAATTTTTTCTTTTAAATTTGCTCTTGCAATAATTGCGGCTTCAATATCTTTATTTTTTGTGTGATTGTCAGCCAACGCTTTCATGCGTTCTTCAGTTATTTTTGCTGTTTCTGCCGCATAGTCCAACAACAACAATTCACGTTTAACTTCTAATTCTTTGTTGTAAACCATTTCCAAAGATATTTTGGCTCGCGATTGGTCAATGCGTTCCAAATCTTTCAGCATTGCAGTTTCAGCTTTTAATTGCTCTAACTTTTTAGCAATTGGGTTTTCACCGGGCGTTACTGTTCTACCTGTGCCACCAATAACTGAACTACTTGTAGTGCCTGTTGATGCTGGTTTAGTTTTGCCACCACCCAAAACTTTTTGTTCAAATTCATTTAGCTTGCGTAAGCGTTCATCAAATTCATCTAAATTCTTTTTATTGTTTGATGTGATGCCAGCAAAATCTAATGATAAAAATAATTTTGTATTTTCATAAAGTTGGTATATATCCTTTGCAATACCTTCAATTACAAAAGCTACATTAGCGCCAACTATGGATATGGTTTCAAATGTGATTCGGAATACTTCACCTAAAAGGCTAGTTTCACCTTTCATTGTTTTTATATATTCCAAGACAGCAAGAATTGTTGGACCAACTGCGCTTGCTATTGTTTGGCTGGTTTCTAAAGATTGTTTTTTCAACAAATCCCACGCTTCTGCCGCCGCAACAATACGTTTTGTTTGTTCATCAGCAGTTGCATTAACGGCATCAAAATCTTGATTTAAACCTACAAGGTCAACACCCTTGATGGTTTTGCCAAACATTGCGTAAGCTGTAGCGTTACGCGTTATTGAATCGCCTAACTCTGCAATGCGATGTCGCGCTTTGCCAAATAAATCTTCCATTGAAAGAGTTGACAAATCTTTAAGAGAAATGCCAACTTTTGCAAATCGTTGTTGCGCTTCAAATGAACCTTTAGCGGCTTCGTCTACATACTTTGTAAAGCCTGACAAAAGTTTGCCAGCGGCTTCAGCTTCACCACCATTAGTTACTAACGCTTGCTGTAACTTTATAACTGTATCAATTGCAACTTCATTGGCTTTTGCAACATCATTAAGTTCATCAGCGTAACTTAATGCCGCTAAACCAGCGGCAGACATTGCCGTTAAAGCAATACGCCCATATTTTTCTGCAAAGTCGGAAATGCTGGTCAATGCGGCTTTTGCTTTTTCAATGCCTTTTACAAATTCGGCACTATCCAAAGCAAGAGCAACACCAATTCGACCAACATTATTCGCCATCTTTTACCCCAAATCTTTTTGCTGTAAAGCCCGGTGCTTGACTCATAAATGCCAACAATTGCTCATTGGCTTGTTGTTTCTGTTGTTCTTCGGTCAGCGGTGGGTATATGTAATCATACGCAGTTCCAATAATGTTGGATAGCTTATAAGCAGGCGTATTTGCAGAACGCATATAGTTGAAAACGCCATTTGTTAACACGCCTAAAACTTCAATTAAAGCGCGGTTACCAATCAGACCATCAGCATACATTGTTTGCATTTGTGCCATTGTTAACTCATCCAATTCAGCAACCGATTGTTTTGTATGCCCATTGAAAATTAAAGCCGTAACGACTTGATTTCTCAATGAGCCAATTAATTTCCCTTTGTTTCCTTGTATGTTGGGCTAATCACTTCTGCAATTTTTTCAAGCAATTGAAATTGAATAGCCAGTGGAAATTCTTTTTCAATTTCTTCATAAGTTAAGTCAGCCAAAGAATGTGATGAATCTTCGGGAACAAGCAATTTAAAATATTCTGTAATCTTTGTTTCTGTTTGTACTTTTGTTTTTGCCGTGTCACGCATTGACCGACCACCAACAACAATATCATTGTCAGTAAATTCAAAAGTTGTGTTTTCTGGGTCATCTTTAAATTTCATTAAAGGTTCAACCAGTTTTACATAGCAAGATTCAATTTTTTCTTCAGATGGTTCTTGCACGTTTTTGTAAATTTCATCTGATTCTTGTACATAAGGAATACGCACTGTAAAAATATGACCGCCCATTTCAAATTTGCGGTGAAAGATTTTGTCTTTATTTTCTGTATATTTTGTTCCAAGTGCTTCTGAAAATCGTGTCATGTTATGTCCTTAAAGTTTCTGTAATACGTCTTGCCAAAATTTCGCCTAAATTCTTTACTGTCTGTTGTGCGCTTTCTTCCAATGCAGTACGCAAATATGGATGCGCTGGATTTCTTGCTGTGCCAAATTCTTGAGCCATAGCTCTTGCATCACTTGATATACCGCTAAATTTATTTGCCGCGCTTGTTTCCACGCCCATCTTTATTAAGCGTTTTCTTGCCGACAAAAGCCCTTTGCCTTCACTCATTTTTTTAAGTTTCCAAGCTGGTGCTGTTGTAACTTTGGCAATGACAGTATCAGTAGCGTTAATGTATTTGCTTCGCCGATCTGCTTTTGTTGGGCGTCTTGCTTCAAGTTGCAAAGTTAATTTTAAACCTCCAGTATCCACAGGCGCATTGGCTTGCGCTCTTGCTAATACAGGTTTCATTGCTTCGCGTACAGATGGCACAAGAACTTTGCTTGTTGCTTGTTTGTCACCTATTTGTTGGCTTAGTTTGTCAAAAGATTCCATGACATTGCCAATGCCTTCTAGCTTGATTACTATGCCGCCTGACATTTCATAATCTCCATGCGCCGGGTTTTACAAGTCGATGAAACAGCAATTCGTTAAGTTCTTTTGCGTATTCAACCACTTGGTCAGGTGTCATGGTGTCCGCGTGTCGTGCCGCAATTTCATGGGCAAGGCTAACAGCAGTCATTTTTTGTTGGGTAAAGCCAAACCAATCTTTACGATGTTCGGATTGGCTTACCAAAAAGCCTAACAAGTCTTGCGTATTTTGTATTGTCGTGTCGGTCATTTTTATTCTGTCGTTTCTTGTTGTGTTTGTTCAATCACAGGATTAAATTTAGCAAGAATTGTTAAGCAAACAAATTCTGTTGTATCAGGCTTTGCTTTAGCAAGAGCCGTTGCCACTTCGCTGGCTTTTACTTCCAACCCTAATGCCACCGCATCTAAGGATTGGTAAGTAGTCGCCAACACTTCAACAGCGTCAGCGACTTTCATTAAGAGTTACTCCAGCCGTATTGATTACCGCGTGGATGAATGGTAAATACACATTTTGCCTCTGCGCCCGGCTGTGCATCAATTTGGAATTGACCAACACGACCATTAAACGCATAAGCCACAGTATTTGTTCCATCGTAAGCCGCAACAACATAAGTGCGATCTACCAATCCCGAATACGCATCTGCACGAATCAACAACAAGCCAGCATCCGATGGATTCCATGCCGCTGTAATGGTCAAAGAAGTAGGTGCTGATTGCGTTGGTATCTTGTCGCTTTGGCGTGAGCCAGCAACCATAAAACTAGCCACGGCATCGTCTTGTCCAAATGCGGGTACTGCTTCAATCGTTGCTAATGCTGTGCCTGATGCGCCTGTACCGCCAGCGGATGTGCCGACAAGCGTAGCAACTTGAGCAGTCCAAACCGCTAAGTTTGCAGTGGTGAATGGTGAGGCACTTGTTTGCATCCACATTGATGCAACAAAGCCGGGTAAGACTTTTGATGGTAATGCCATTTTTGATTCTCCTGATTAAGCTGTGTTTGTCCAACCATACTGATTGCCGCGTGGGTGCAAAGTAAAAACTGCTTTAGCTTCTGCACCCGGTTGAGCATCAATTTGAAACTGTCCTACGCGAGCATTAAAGGCGTAATTGACTGTGCCAGTACCATCGGTAGCTTGCACCACGTAAGTCCTGTCTATCAGTCCGCTATACGCATCTGCGCGTACTAAAAGCAATACTGTATCGCTTGGATTCCAAGCAACAGTAATTGTCATTGAAGTTGGTGCGCTTTGTGTTGGCAATTTGTCTGATTGACGCGAGCCAGCCACAGTGAATGAAGCAACTGCATCATCTTGACCAAATGCAGGAACGGCTTCAACTTGCAACAAGTTACCGCTGACAGTAAGCGGTGAAACGCTTGCAATCAACGATAGCTGTGCAGTGGTTAAAGGCGTGGGTGTTGATGTGGGTTGCACATATAGCGAGGCTACAAAACCCGGTAAGACTTTCGTTGGTAAAGGCATATCGTTTCCTTCCGATTGATTGCTGAATTTGTTTTATGTTGGAATGTCCAAGGTGCAGTCTAAAAAGACTTGCCCAAGTTTGTCTTCGTTGTCATAACTGTTGTACAGCCAAGTCACATCTGCTTTAGCTATCCAAAAGCCATTTGTTGGACCGCCAAACAAACCGCTATACCCATGCAAGGATTGTAGTATTTGATTGGAAATTGTGAAACCATCTTCTATGACTTGCGTGAAAATACTGATTTGAAAAGTTGGGCGGTCAATACTTTTATTCGATTGAGTTTGTCCAGTAAAAACTTCTTGATGAACATTTCTTAACATCCAAGTTATGAACTTTGGTTCGGTTGCAAAGTTGCGGTTAAAAGTTGCATACACAGGCACAGGCGTGACTATGTTTGCCAATTGATATTGAATTGCTTTGGCGTATTGAACTGGATTTTGTTGTGTTGCCATTACACAGCCACCACAGGGTCATTGCGTACACACATTAACATGGCGGTCATGCGGTCATCCGCTTCACGCACATTGTCAATTCGCCAATCAAAGCCGCGCCAAGTTATTGAATACGCATTTTGATTATCAATAATCGTTTTTAAATTTGGCGTGTAGTTAAGCGTTAATTGAACAATGTCGCTGTAAACACGATATTTATCTGTAATTCGCACATGATTTGCAACCGAATGCACTCTTGCGCGAGTATTAAACCAAACTGCTTGCGTTGTGCTTTGTTCGCCAAAATCACTTTTGCCAAATGATAATGTATTAACCGCAATGTTTTCAAACCTTGCGATTGCCATTTACATCACCAGCGGTTTGTATGGACGTAAAAGAGTAGCAACACCAAATGGAATAAATTTGGAATTGCTGTCGGTAGTATCGCTTCGGTTGTTGTACAAATGCGTAAGCAAAAGTTTGCCAGCTTGCTTAATAACTTCATAAGCGGCAAGTGGATTTGCAGGCGCAACATATTCACAAGACACAGGGCTTGTCATGTTGCTGTTTAAATCGCTTGGAAGCGTCTGTAACACCACTTTATTGCCTGAGTTGTCGTAGTAGTATGTTGCAGAGTCAACAGTCGTTAAAACAGGCGGTGTTGCATCGTTGTAATACTTAACATTGGTAATTGTCACTCCGCTTGCTGGTGTTGTGTTATTTTGTGAAACTTCGGGCAAGTCTAAAGACAAAGGCGTACCATACAAACTTGCCGCGTTGTAATACACACGATAGCTTGTTGCAAAAATACTCATGCCTAAATAATCTTCAATTGCTTGGCGTGTTGCAATTTCCAAACCACTTAAATAAGTGTCTTGGCTTGTGTCATCAAACAAATTAAGTTGCTGTCTAACTTCGGCAAGTGTTAACCATGCGGTTGCGTTATCCCGCGCAATCTGCTCAAACTTTTCGTAATTGAACGGATTGCGGGTCGGCGCACCAATGTTTAAATAGCCAAGTTGGTCAACAGACATGATTAGACACCAACCAAACGAATACCAGCAAAAGGGTCACGCACAGTAGAGACCAAACGCTTTTCTGCATACAAGGTCATAAAACCGGGTGCAGTTTGGTCAAACATTTGTACATTCATTTCTTCCACATCGGCTATGGTTACAAATGAAGGCCAGTTTGCCAAATATAAACTAAAATTTCCTGCGCCAACAACTTGCATATATGGATTTGGAATTACAGGAAATCCAAAAATATAAACAACTGAACCGCCATCACCACTACCAAATTCAGCAAATTGTTTAATGTTTGGTGCGGCTGTTGGTCCAAGATTTCTTAATGCGTGGATAGTCTGTGGATGCGCCATCCATGCTGTGCCGGGCAACGTCCAATATTGGGCAGGGAACAACCTTGCCATATCGGTAATGTCGCCATAAGAAATTGCCGCACCAGCTTGCGTAAATGTAGCAATGCTATGAATGCCGTTTGTGATTGCTGTGCCGCTTGTGCCATAAGCAGAAGCAGAAGCCGAGGTATAACTATTCAATCCGCGCAAACCATCTACACCGCCTGTTGTGGTGGTTGTAGAACCTGCTTGGTCATTATTAATAATCATTGAATTGGCTTCTTGTGCGCCAAATTCTTGGAATAAATCTTGTACAAGTGTTTCATCTAAATAATTTACATCAGACAAAACCGCAGAACGAATAGGCAATTGTGCCGTAATCACGCGAGTTGGAATTTGCCAAATAGATGTTGATGTATTAGGTGTTCCGCTATCAGGCGTGAACGTATAGCCCCAAGGGTTTGCTTGTGTAGTTGCATTACCAGTTTTCGCAACAAATTGAACGGCACTTTGTCCGTTACGTTTAACTTGTCGTGCGGCTTGGCGAATTGGGTTTGCAAAACGTAATGCGGCAAACGCATCATCAAATAATGTGCGACCACCAACATTGTTTCCCGACCCTGTAATTGCAGACGCTTCACGCAAATCAATTTTGACTTGTTCGCCCGTCTGAATTGTTTGCTTAATACCAGTTAGGATTCGTTCGGTGATGCTCATTTTATTTTTCCAAAAAAGGTTGCTGAAAAAAGGGTGGGATTTTTAGCCCCCACCCCAAGGCAACAATTAGGTTGCTGTACCAGTAGAACGATAACGCACACCAGCGTTAGGGTCACGAACCGATGTAGCCAAACGCTTTTCACCGAAAAATGTGATATATCCGGGAAGTGTTTGGTCGTAGCGACGCATAACCATATTCAAGCGATCCACGATTGTGTGGAATCTTGAAAAGTCAGCAAAGTACATTGGATACAAGCTGTTTGTACCAGCAGAGCCAGTGGTTGCCTGTGATGGGTTATCCAAATACTTGTTCATAACCACATCAAAGCCCAACAGTTGACCGATGATGCCATCAGGATTCAATGATTCCATTGAATTGAAAATTGGACGACCATTGGTATCTTGCAAACCACGAATGGCTTGGGCAAGAATTGGGTTAACCATGAACTTAGCGTTAGCAGTCCAATATTGTTGTGGCAAAGCGTACATCAAGTTAATAACGTCTTTGTAAACAATAGCGTTTGCGCCAACAGTGTTTGCATTGGAAGTCAATTGGTCATAAGTTGACAAACTGTGCAAGCCAGTTGTCGAACCAGTACCACTTGTACCAAATGAAGCTGTTGTGAAAGTGCCGCCTGTGTAGGTGCTATTTGCGCCAGCGTATTGGTCAAGACCACGCAAGCCGTTTGTACCGCCGTAAGGGTTAGTACCTGATTGTGCGGCTTGGTCGTTGTTTTGAATCATTGACAAGGCTTCGCTTTGTGCAAATTCTGCCAACATATCGTCAACTACGTTTGCTTCCAAACCATCAATATCATCCAATGCGGCTGTACGGATGGGGAATTGCACGTTCAAATCTTGCAAAACTAATTGCCAAATTGAAGTGTCTTCAGTTGTGGTTGCGCCGTTGTTTTGAATGGTATATCCCCAAGCCGCACCAGCGTTACCAGTTTTAACGCGGAATTGGTAAGAAGAACCATCAGTAGCAACAGTGCGTGAAATGCCGCGCATGGGATTAGCCAAACGCAAAGCAACAAACACAGGGTCATAGCCTGTACGACCACCTTGATTGTTACCGCCAGCGGTCAGCGCAGATGCTTCTTGCAAGTATGCGTCATACTGACCAGCATCCTCAAACATCTTCAGTTCTTTTTCAACATTGCGACCACCTTTGTAGTAGGAGGCAATTTGTTCTTTCACAGCGCGATTCACATCACCGCGTACAGTTTTGTGAGGTGCGCGAATGATTGCAGGCGCTTGTACAGTTGCTAATTTAGCTTCAAAAGCGGACAGCTTTTCGGCTACTTCAGCTTGCACAGCGGCAATGGCTTCGGGGATTTTTGCTTCAACTGCTGATACTGCTTCGGCTTGTTTGGCTTCGATTGCATCCAGCTTTTCAAGGATTTCTTTTGACATGATTTAACCTTTCAGTCGTTTATCTAACATTTTGGATAACTCACGCAGTTCTAATGCGTTGAGCAGTTCGGTCACATCCACATCAGAATCGCTCGGTTGTGGCGCATTTTCAATTGGGTCTTGTACCGCATCACGCGATTCCAAAACCTTTTTGAAGATAGATGCGGAAGTGACCGCATCTTTTTTGGAAATTCCTGCTTCGCGCAAAGACTTTTCCAAATTCTTTAAATTTGCAGAACCATCAGCGCGGAAATATTCCAGCTTTTGTACTTCTGCATTTGGATTGTTTGGATACATCACTACGCTGACTTCACGCAAGCCGCCTTTAGTGATTTGGAAATAACCTTCACTGGTGTCATCGCCTGCCATCATAGGCATACCATCTTCACCAACATATTGATATTCGTTAGCGTATGCACCAACAGAAACGCCGCCAAACATGGTTGGGCTTTCAGTCATGATTTGATATAAATCTGAGCCAGCAGTTGTATTTAAATAAATTTTGCCTGATGCGGTCATTCCATCATCATTAAATTCAAAACTGTGCCATTCGCCCACAGGCATATTGTCAGCGGCATGATTTAAAAACATTGGCAATGGTTTGCCAGTTTTTGAAAATTCGCCTGCCCAATCCATAAAACCTTCGGGCTGATAATTAAATTTGCGACCATCTGCGCCTTCTCTTGCGCCCCAAGTCGTTACCATAGCTTCAATCTTGCCTGTCGGTTCTGCCGCCCCTGTTTGGTTTTCTAATATCAGTTTGGCTTCGCATACCATCATCAAGTTTTTGGTCATAAATTACCTCATCGACTTTTGTTCGGTCAATGTCTTGTACTATTTTTGGCGGTCTGCCACGTTTAGCAACACCGACATTTGGTTTGTAACTTTGCAAATATGCTACCACTTTTTTAAAAATGGCATCCACTTTTATTTACCAATGTTCATTTTGCGGGTTTGGTTTCCACCGCCGCCGCCAGTATCTTGTGGGCTTGAGCCTGCAATTGGTTCGGATTTCTTTGGGTTTTGCAATTCATCGCCGCCATCAATATTGGCTTTGCCCAAGTATTCCCGCGCCTCGTTGGGTGTCATTATTCCCGCATTAACACCAGCGGTAACGTAATTCATTTGGTCAAGCGGTGCGCCTTTAAGGAAATCTTGCACATCAAATTCAACGCATAAATTGGGATAACCTTGCAACAAAGACGCTTTTAATTTTTGCTGAATGTTAACAATGATGGGGTAAATGGTGGATTTGTAAAACTCATCCAGCATGGTTTGGGTGTTGTTATATTTTTGGTCGCCAATGTGAAGCATGGCAGGCGGTACACCATACAAACCGCAAATGCGTTTCATGGTTTGCATTTTTAAATTTGCCAAATCTGTGTCTTGCAAACTTAACATTTTTAATGGTTCGTACCTCATGCCTTGGTCAAGCAACATTCCCTGACCGGGCTTGCTCTTGTCCGTCTGCTGACTTCCAACCATTGATGACCACGCTTCTTTCAGTCGTGCGGCAATTTCTTTATATTTGGCATCAGGAATCACATTTTCGGTGATAAACATTCCGCTTGGCTTTGCGCCATTAAGCATGACGTAGTTGGCATACAAATCAATGTCTTGGTCTAAGCCAACCAATTCAGCCGCCAATATGCCTTTGTTAAAACCAGCAGAACCTTGCCAAGCCATATCCTTGCAATGCATTACTTGATGCGCCGCAAGTGGTTGGTCTTTGTTGTAACCATAGCTAGGCGTAGACAAACGATAGCTTGGGTATCTTGTGGGCGTAATTTGTACAGCAATTAAAGTGCTGTCCAATTCGTACATTTCCAAAGGCGTTTGCGATGGATTTTCTTGGTCTTTTCTCCACCATAGGGTGAACGCTTCGCCAAGTAATTCGTGCCACATCATCCATTGATACCAATATTCATATTGGCTTTGAAAGTTGTTTGGCGTTGTCAGTAAATTATAAATTTGCTTGGCTTTCACTTTGTCGCGCGTGCCAACATTAGGGTCAGTCAATGCGTTCACATAAGTGCCATCTTCTGACATTGCCATAATTTTTACTGGCAATTGCGCTATTGCTCTTGCTTTTACACCCACGCACGACATAACTGTGCTATTGCGTGTAAGCATTGATGTATCAACAGGGCGACCAGCGTTTGTACTGCTTGCCGTTGTTACATAAAGAATTTGCGTATTTACTGTTGGATTCTTATTGTCGCCTTGGTAAACAATGTTATTGCCAAGCGCGGTTTGTCCAAACAGCGTATTAGATTCTTTGGAAATCTTGTCTTTTCTTGTGAAAATGTCTAGTATTCCCATGATTTTCCTTTAAAAAGTTCGGAAACCAAACCCTGACATTGTTGGGTTATCTAATGAGCAGTGTACCGCAATAATTAAAGAAATGATACCGTCTACCTTTGCGCTTTTGTCGTTTTCGTTTTTTCTAACCTTAACATTGCCATTAACGTCTGTATAAACTTCACAGTTGCCAAGTTGCCAACCCACAAATGGATTGCCATCATGCTTAATTCCGTGATTCATGATTAACTTTTCTACTTGCTTGCTTGGATTGCTTAACACTGCCATACCTTGCCCAACTTTCTTAACAGGCAAACCAGCATCATGCAAACGTGCAACCAAACTAGCGGCGTTGTATGCGTCAAAACCAACTTCTTTAACATCGTATTTATTCGCTTGGCTGATGATGTATTCGCTTATTTCGCGGTCATCCATTACATTGCCTTCGGTAATATGCAAGATTCCTGAGTTAACAGCTACTCTAAAAATATCGCCGTAATGTTTTGGAATTAAAGCCAAACCATCTTCGGGCAAAAAGAATTTAAACTCTGCTTCGTAATCATTTTCAGCAAAGCGTTTTAACGTACAAACAGCGTTTAAATCTCGCGTTGCCGCCAAGTCAAAGCCAATGAATACAGCTTCGGGTTCGCGTTGTGTTTTTACCAATGCTTTGTCATCATCCCAATAAGCGCGGTCTAGCCAAGCTGAGTTTGCACTAACATAAATGTTAAGTGTCTTACATAGGAATTCATTTAACGCCGCTGGCTTGTGCTTGGCTTGTTCTGCACGTTCAGCAATAGCATCTTCATACACGCTAATGCCGTGCATAGGGTTAGCTTTAGCCCATATCTTAGGGTCGCGCCAATCATCTTGTGGGTCTAGGCTATACAGCAAACCAAACCAGCGCGGATTGTCCTCTGCTTCGCCATTAAGAATACTTTCCAGCATTTGCATATCTTCATAAAATTTGGTTTCCTTTGTAAAGGATGCCGTTGTGATGTAAATACGCAAAGGGTTTTGCCGTGCCACCATACCTGAGTGCAAAACTTCAATAGCGTTTCTGTCCACAATTTGCGCCGCTTCGTCAATGATTGCGCAAGATGGATTCATGCCATCGCCTGACTTTTTTGTGTCTCTGCTTAACGCTTTAAACTTTGTTTGACTATCGCCAGCGACAGTAATTTGGTTGCGATGCACAATAAATAATTGCGCTACATCGTGTGGCATATTTTCCACAAAACCAGTTGCCGCATTAAAAACAATACTTGCTTGTTCGCGTGTGGTTGCCAAAGTGTAAACCTCTGCGCCAGCTTCGCCCCACTTTAATTCGTATAACGCAATGACAGCGGTCAAAGTTGACTTACCCGCTTTACGCGGAATAAACACAATCACATCTGTGACCATGCGCTTGCTTAAATCTTTTTTGCTTCTAAAACCGTAAATAGCGCAAATAATAAATATTTGAAATGGTTCAAGCACAAGCGGTTTGCCAGCGTCAGGTCCTTTTGTGTGAACAAGCGTTTTGGCAAACTCAAAAAAGTGCGTTACATAGTCAACATGGAATTCATAACCCCATGCGCGGTCTTCAAGTTGATTTAAAAACCGCTGACACGCAAGTCGCACGTTACGACTAACTGTTAACTCACCTTTGGCAACTTTTACAGCATACAAAATGCCATCTTCGTAATTCATGGTCCATTTAACAATTTAGAGTATTTGCCGCCCTCGGTTTTATTTGTTGCCAAACGTCCGCGAGGTGTTAAGCCCAATTCGTTCATTAAAGCAATGGCGCGAGATAACGCTTTGTCGCCAGCGGTTAAAAATGGATTTGGTCCAACAGTTTGACCAGCGTTAAATTGCGTGATGATGCCGCCCTTGGCTACGCCTTTCATGCACTTGATGTAAATGTCCATTTGATTGGCAAGTGCCGCCAAAACGTGTTTGTCTTGATTGCTTCCAATGCCGTAAGTTTCCCAAAGAAAATCTGAAGTTTCTTTAATAAATACGTCCCTATCCCAAGCATCAGGGTTGTCTAACCATTCGGCTTTTGGAACCCTTGCGCGAACTTTGTCGGGCAATACTGTTCCGTCATGGCTTGCCTTTGTGCCGTGGACTAAATGCAATTCGGGTGGAAGTCTGTTCATTTTGTTTTTGCTTTATTGCAAATCCTTTTTCTTTATATACAAATTATACTTTTTTTTGTTAACTACCCGTATATGTAAATTGAATTCTGCAAGTTTAAT